CCAACGCCATCCCCGGCGCAGGGCTCCCCCCCGACAAGCGACCGCGCAAGCCGCTCAAGCCGCCCGTGCAGCGCGGCCCGACCGGGCCCCTCGCCCTCCCCGTCGAGGTCCAGCGCAGCTTCTTCCGCACCGCGTCCCTGATGCTGCGGAACTCGAGCCTCGCCTACAGGCTCGACCCCAACTACCAGGCCATGATGCGGATGGACGCGGACATCGAGGGTGTCCTGCGCTCGCTCCTCGTCACCCTCGCCGGCCTCGAGTGGGCCGTCGTGCCGACCGATGACGAGAACCCCCGCCTCGTCGCCCTGGCCGAGCGCCTCACCGAGATCATCGACGCGATCCCCCGCCGCAGCGACCTCTTCCGCGCCCTGCACGAGGCCGTCTGGTACGGCTGCTCCGCGACCAACATCGTCTACGAGCGCGACCCCAAGCTCGGCGTGCGCGTCCGCGAGTGGATGCCATTCGCCAGCGATACCCTCGCCTTCGACCAGTACGGCAACCTCGCCATGCGCGTCGGCAGCGCGTACATCAACGAGCCGAGCGTCACCGACCTCGGCTTCGACTCCCTCGTCCACCTGTTCGATGAGAACGAGCGCCGCGCCGTCATCCTGCACCGGGTGTTCACCACCGCGCCAAACTTCATCGACCCCAACACGAGCGAGGCCGTCTACCGCGGCGTGGGGGCCCGCGACGTGTGCTGGTACATCTGGCTGCTCAAGCAGGAGATCCTGCAGAACGCCGCCGCATACGCGGAGCGATACGCCCTCGGCATCCGGGTCGGGTACTACCCCTCGGGCAACGACGCGGCCAAGAGCGAGATGCTCACCATCCTCCAGAACCTCGTGAACGACAACAGCGTCGTGCTCCCGAGGATCGGGCCGAACGAGTCGATGTACGACATCGACATCAAGGACGCGAACGCAGGCCGCGCCCAGATCTTCATGGAGATGGTCAACTGGCTCTCGGGCAAGCTCAAGGAGGCCATCCTCGGCCAGAGCCTCTCGAGCGAGGCCGGAAGCACGGGCCTCGGCTCCGGGGTCGCCGACCTCCACGCCGACACCCTCTCCCGCGTCATCCGCTACCACGCCGACAGCCTCGCCGAGAGCTTCACGAGCGACTTCGTCCGCGTCGTGGCCGGGATGCTCGGCGCGACCGAGGAGGAGGCCCGCGGCCTTCGCTTCGAGTTCGCCCCGGAGCGCCCCAACGCCAAGGAACGCATGGAGGCGATCCAAGCCTTCGTGCAGCTCGGCGGCCGCGTCAGCGAGCGCGAGGTCCGCGATCTCCTCGGCCTGTCCGAGCCCGCCGAAGGCGATTCCGTCCTCGGCGGCGGGGCCGGGGCCGGCGCGAGCGACAACCCCCTCGCGGCGCTCCTGGGCAAGGGCAACGAGCCTGACGAGGGCGAGGAGCCTGCCCCCGAGGCCCCGAAGGTCGCCGCCGTCCGCAAGCGGAAGCGATGAAGCGCGAGAGCCTTGACAAGCACCTCCGCACGGTCCTGCGCGAGGCGCAGCAGGCCTACCGCCGCGCCCTCGCCGCACAGGTCAGGGGCCAGGACGCGACCGAGGCATGGGAGGAGTTCGGCGAGCTCGCGGCGGCCCTCCTGATGGCCTCATGGCTCGCCGGGGCCCGAGGCAGCATCGACCGCGCCCGCATCCCCGACGAGGCCGTGGAGGGCCTGCTCGAGGACGGGGACGCGGTTGAGTTCGCCGCCCTGCCGATCTCCTCCGAGTTTGGGTCCAAGTGGCTGAAGCCCATCGCCTCGTGGTTCCGCCGGCGCGTCCCGATCTCCCGCAAGGATTGGGAGCTGCTCGTCCGGGCCGCCCGGGAGAGCGCCCGCGAGGTCGGCGAGCACGAGCGCGACAACGCCCTCGTGGACCTCCGCAAGCGCAGCCCCATCCTCGACGGCCTCCTGCGGGGGGTCATCAGCCGCCCCGACAAGGGGGGGATCACGACCGTCAAGCGGATCACCGACGAGACCTTCTTCGTGACCGGGCTGAATCCCCGCCAGACCGCCCAGGTGCAGGAGCTCATCGCCCGGGTGATCGAGGAGAAGCCCGGTAAGAGCACGGTTGGCAAGCTCATCAAGAGCATGAACCTCGGCGACTTCGTGACCACGGCGCAGGCCCTGACGGGCACGGAGCTCTCGTCGGCGCGGCTCGAGACCGTGCTTCGGACCAACACGAACCGGGCCGCGACCGAGGGGGCGGCCGAGGTCCTGCGGGACGAGCGGGTGCAGGCGTTCGTGCCGCTGGTCGAGTTCAGCGCGACGAAGGACCCCAGGACGCGGGATACCCACCGCGCCTTCGACGGCTACGTGGGGACGATGGCCGACTTCGACCGCATGGGGATCGGGCCGCCTGTCGGCTACAACTGCCGTTGCGGACTTATCCCCGTGCCGGCGGCGATGGCCGTGGACAAGGGCTGGACGCGCCCGGATGGCACCTTGGACTACGCGGCGATCAAGCGACACAACGGCGCGAGGCAGCGCCTGCTCGACGCGGGGCAGATCCCCGATCCGGGCTTCGTGAATGCGTGAACCGAACGGAGGGACGATACGATGCGAGACATGAGCAACAAGAGCGAGAAGGCAAAGATGGGGCGCGCCGAGAAGGTCATGCGCGACGGAAGCGTCCACCTTGACTTCACCGCCGCGAAGGAGTGGCTGTCGGCAGCGAAGGACGCCGAGTTGCGGTACATCGTGGCCGATTCCAAGTCGGCGCTCAACGCCAACCCGGACGGCAAGAAGTTCAACTACTACCGCGACTTGGTGCTGGAGGCGATGAAGGAACTCAAGAAGCGCGGCTTCTCCCGCCCTGGCGCGAAGGCATCCTTCGCGCAGGACGCTCGCGCCGTGGCGCAGGAAATCCTGCGGCAACTCGGCGGCGGTCGCTTCATGGCGATGGTCGGCGGCAAGAACGCCATGCACGGGACGTTCGGCGGCAAGCCCGGATTGCAGGTGAGCATCGGCAAGGGCGCGGAAGGCGGGATCAACCGCCTCATCGTCACGCTTGACCCGGCCACGGACACCTACGACATGCAGTTCTGGCGCATTGCGAACCGTGGCCTGTCCACGAAGAAGGTATCGGAGGCGAATGGCGTGTACGCCGATGACCTCCAGCGCATCTTCACCGACCGCACGAAGTTCTACACTTCCATGTCCCGCCCCGGCGCGAAGGCTGCGATGGCGGCGAATGATGTTCCGTTGAATAAGCCGTTTACGGTTCGTGGGAAGAAAGTAATCGTTCGTAAGGCTTACCCGGATGGATATGAGATCTTCCCGACAAGCGGTGCGTATTCGCTTGGAAAGACGAATGTTCTCAATCTTGAAGCCGTAATTCAAGCGATGGAAGCGCAGAACCGCAAAGCCGCATCGCACCTTCTATCACTTCTGAACGACCGCCCCGGCGCGAAGGCGAAGATGGATGCATCCAATGAACTGTCGCGGGCTATCCAAGTTTTTCGCGGCAAAGTCGATGGGCTGGACAACGCTTACAAAGCGTATCTGAAGAAGTCGAATCAGAATCACAAGTCACAGGTCTTGGAGAGCGCGACATATCTTCGCAAGTATGCAGATCGCCTTGTGGAACGCGCTAATGCATTAGAGGCGACCAAGTTCTCCCGCCCCGGCGCGAAGGTCACGGCCGAGAAGGCCACGATGGCCGCGCCGACCCCGCACAAGGTCACCGTGACCGACAAGTCTGGAACCGCACGCACGTACATGGTTTCGGATCGCGTGCTTCGCAGCATCGAGGGAACCAAGAAGCAGGCTGAAGCACGCGATACGGCCCCGGCATACGACGACGTGATCCGGCTCGGCACCAAGATGGGCGAGGTCGTAGAGGCATCCAAGGCCAAGGCCGCCAATCCCCAGGAAACGCCCGCCATGCGCGAGCTCAACCGCAAGATGTATGAACTGCTGCAGAAGGGAGATCGCCTGCTCAAGCAGTCGCTGTCCGCTTCGGTCAGCGGCGAGGAAAGCAAGCGTCTGCGCGACGAGGTGGAGCGCATTTCCGAGCAGCTAGATGCAATGGGCGAGGATCTGATGCGCCAGCGCAAGGCCGCCGGATTCGCCAAGCCCTCCGACCTCGAGCGCGAGGACGTGAAGGCCGGCCTCAAGCTCATGGAGAA